GTCGGAAGCGCAACGTGCCAATCAAATCCTCGCCAAGCAGATACTCGTCTAGCTATACTCCGATGTTGTGCCACACGGGTTTCGTGGAGCCAAGTTCAGCACCTTCCAAGATGGTTGGGTTGTTCTGATACTGCGAATATGTCTTGAAAATGATCTGTGAACGATTTGGCAGGATTAACGAGTTATCGGTGAAGCCAGTCTTGGCTTTGTAGCTGATATACGTGCTGCTTCCCGTTTGCTTTGTGCGCAGTTCGGGCGGAAGCCAAGCATACACCGCGCTTTGTTGCTGGCGGATGCTAACCTCTGCCGTCTGAGCAAAGCACATGATGGTTGAGCCTTCGTTTTCAATGGCTGCACGGACTACAGAGAACGCTCCCCACTGCGTCTTCCCGCTGCGATTGCCTCCAAGTGCTAGTATCTCGTCAACCTCTGCAAGCTGAGTTTCAGCCCTGTCCCAATGCGGTAGGCGGAAACCGTAGCGATAAGGATCGTTTAACGCGTTAGCAATAGCCTGTTCCCGTGCTTCGTGAAGCTGGATAAGCTCACGCGGTTCCATTTCTGCCAATTCCTCATCTGTGGGTATTGGAAGGATTTCGTGTGGTGTCCACTTCATGCGGCCAATGTTTCCAAATTCATGTAATCTCCCAAACTAAGTTTGAGTTTTCTCCTGAGTGGATGGTTAATTTTACGAATTGCCTTGCTTCTACACGACCTCGACCACGATGGGCTACACTTATTTAGTATAGCAATTTCCTTGTGCGTTTTATCAATGTTTAGTAACGCACAAATATCCACGGATGTCATCCCCGAATTAAACAAATCAAGCCAAATTCCAGTCCATTTTTCACGTCCTCGCAACTCATCGGTTAATCGTCGTTCGTTTTTTAGGAGCCGACTAATATCGTTCAATTCCCCCCGTAAACCTTTGATTTCCTCTGATAATTTTCGGCACAAGTCTGATCTGGTTTGAATTTCCCAAAATAACTTGTCTGCCGTTTCGGATAATTCCTTTATTCTGATGGGTGTTTGTGTGTTCATGTGTGTTAATCTACAATTTCAGCTTCGATGATTCGTTCGCGTATCTTGTTCTGCGCTCTCACACGGGCTTCCTCAATCGCCATTAGCGCATCGTCGATAGACATGCCCCGCTTATGTTCAAGCTCGCTGGTGGCCATGCCAGATAGCTTTGCGGCCTGATCTGACATGATGCCTACTGTGAGTGCAAGTTTGTCGGGTTGAATCTTCTTCAATTCCTCTGGATCGTCAGCCAACTGCTCTGCCTTCTCAAACATCAAGTCAGTGTATTCCTGAGCGATCATAGCGAACCTCACAGAGAACACTTTGCGCTTTTCCTCTAAAGTGTCGGCATGATTCCACTCTAGCCTACGAATTGTTTCGTGTCCTAGTCCAGTAGCAGCGCGTATTTGACGATATGGCCTACCTTGCGCCAGCATCATCATCGCTTGTGCAGCAACGTGCGGTTTCGTGTTCTCAGCACATTGTGGAGGCAGACTTTTACCGCGCTCCAGAATAGCCGTTACGAACTGGTCTAGTGATTCTTGCGTTTCTCGCTCTGAGATAGCGTGTGTGGCATCGCTCATGTTCGTGCATATTGGCGATTGCAACGCGGGTTGCAAGCCTTATTTTTGATTAGCCTTCTCATGCCGCTGTCTAATCTCGGCCATTATGCTTGTCACTTCCTCGTCAAAGTTAGGATCTTTACCCATGTTCTGTGCAAGTGACATAATCCCTGTGCGAGTAGTGAAGGCGGCTGTCACTAGCTTATTGAGCGTTTTGGTGGCTTGTTCGGAACCAACATCACGGGCCAGCAGATCAACAACACCGCTCATAGACTTTCTGGCCAAAGCCATTGCCATAAGGCGATTTTTGACAGCACCAGTTAAGTTTCCAGCGATATAAGGCGCGATACCACCACTTCCGCCAACCACCCGCAACGACATTTCGCCTCCTTTTGATGGTATTGGAGCGGTTGCGTTTTGCATGGTCATACCCGCCACGAATCTCTCACGTTCTTGTTTTCCAAGCACCACATCCATTTTGGCCAATAATTGGCGATCTGCTTCAATGCCTTTTGCACCACCGGCAAGTTGGCCTATGTCTTCCAAGAACTTATCGGCTCTTGGCAATGCCCGATAGGGAGCCACCGTGGATTGTTGCCCACCCTTGGTATAAGTGTTCAGAATTTCATATAAGAAGTCTTCTTTGAAGGCCAACTTTTCAGACGGTGGCATCATACTTAGAAATTTACCCAAGTGGTGAGGATGCACGGTTTTGTCTAAAGCGGCATTGGCTAATGCTCCATTATTTGCGGTGTAATCACCTTCAAGAGCTAGTTTTACCAATCCATTATTAACAAACGCTTCGTGTTCTTTTTCAAGTGCTTTTTGGGCCACTATGTTTTTGATGATCTTTTGTGTGGGTTGATCTCCGAGTGCCGATCTCAACTCCGCGATGTTTTCTGGGGTCAGATTACCAAGTGGCATATCCTTGATCTTGAACGCTTTGTTTAGTTCTCCAATTTTGGCATATAACTGCATCCCTTCAGCATCTCCATATAATGCGCGTAACATGTCTGGATCAGCGTTAATTGGTTCTTTTGCAAGATTATTGCGAGCTGTTAATCTAATCTTGTTTAGATACAGGTCTTGCATGTGCGGCTTTAGTGCTACGTCCAAAGTTTGTCCGTTAGCATCTTGGGCCATGCTTAGAGCCTTGAGTGTATCACGCACCGCTTGTGGGTCAGAAATCGACTTGTCGGCAATGGATGTTGATGTCATTACATCACCACCCATGCGAGTTCTGAGTGCAGCACCCAATGAACGCTGTTCCAACAGAAGCCTTTCTTTGGTGTGATAATCAACGGCTTGTTTCCATTGATCCAATCGTCCAGCTTTATACGCTAGTTCATCCAAATATGTATTGAGCTTGGGTGCTACTTGGGAGGCCATGATTTCAATGCCAGAGCCACCAGTCGCCACTCCGTTTGCTGGGAGTTTGCCAGCAACAGTATCTTTATACCCCTTTATTTCCTCAAATGTTAAACCAGCTTTTGGCGGCCCTAGTTTCCTGAGTTCCAAGGCAACATCTTGAGTCATTTTAACCTGTCCAGATTTAACCGCTTGGCGCAACTGCATAGCCCGTTGGCTTCTCGCTTCCTTGGCTGAAATATCATCAATTACGCTCATTAGCGCGTCACGGTCAGCTTCGCTTTTTGCTTCCGTGGACGCAATGCTTTTCGCTAGTTTCATTTTTACATCCTGAAACGGAACCAACACTCCGTCTTTGTTCATATCGTCGTAAATACCACGATATGCCGCGCTATCTAGTTTGACAGCCTCCTCCTCCGCTTGCTTAATGGCATCGTGCATCGGCACACCAATCGCATCACGGGAAGCATTAGGGGCTTCCAACGCCGCCCATTGTCTCTCAAAGTTATCCGTTATCAATTTGCGCGAAGCATAACCTTTTTGCGCTGCTCTATTAGCAATGTTCTCTTGGGTTTGCATCACCGCTGCGCGTGTATTTTGAGATATACGCAGCGGGTCAGCATTGCCGTTAATGGCATCCCACATAGTGGAAAGGTTTTGTTGGGAGGCGGCTCCTTGTTTTGACATAGCCCAACTAGGATGTTTTCCAGCCAATGTCCGTTGCGCGTCTAGTCCTCCTTGTCCAAACGCCGCCCCTGCTGGCACTGTTGTCTTAGTGCCACCTTTTTCGAGAATCTTCTGCGCACCAACTAGGCTGTCCATCACTTCGTTCACCAGCGGTTTGCCGGCGCGTCTTGCTACGAAGTTGGAGAAGTTCATCGGCACAACGTCAAAAGCAGCTTGAACCAACACTTGTTCCCCTCTGCGCTCAAGTGTTTCCATTGGTTGGTTTGGAAGCCCAAGACCAGAACGCATTATTTCGTCGGTAATTCCGCCAACGGTATTATAGGCCACATTAGCAGCCAGTGGCGCATAAACCACGCTTGGACTTGCGCCAATAGCCGCTCCAATGCCAGCGGCTATTGAGGGGACTTCTTTTACAACGGCTGAGTGCGCCGCGGCAAGATCGCCAATATCTGCACCTAGCTTGTTGGCGAGAATCCACTTGTCCTTCAGAGTTTTGTCAGCGGGGACTTTGACCAAATAGTTAATGTCTCCATTAACTGGCAATTCCTTAACTCTTTCTTCTCCATATTTCCCAATTAAAGCGGCGGCAGTATCTCCTTCTGTTGGTGTTAATCCCATCATCCAGCGATCCTCGACTGGCAAACCTTGTTCAACGTCGATATTCTTTGGGTCAATACTAGTTGCCTTGCTTAGTTCTTTCTTGAAACTAGCATTGGTTTTTTCTTTGTTTAGAGTTGGAGAGGTAGAACCAACATTCGGGCCGTATGGCGAATAACTAAAGTTTGGAGGATCATACACTTCGTAATTTCCAGCGGCGATGCTTCCAGCACCCTCTTGTGCAGCTTTAATCTCCGCTTCTTGTTGCTGATACTTGTTGTATTCAAACGTCAGCTTGTGCTGTTCACGGATAAGGTCAGCCATCACCGACTTAATGGCTGGCTGTTCTTCTGGAGACGCAGACTTGTATCTAGCATCAACCTTTTCCATCAACGATGAAAGGCGTTTTTCTTCAGCATCGAAGTCAATAATAGATGGCATAAAATTATTTGAGGAATTCAGCTTCCCAAGCCTTGAGCTGGGCTTCTTTTTCGGGAGTGCGCAAGCCTGTTTGTTCGATAGGAACAACTCGTTTTCTTTCTACCAAATCTCCGTTCTTGTTGACATCGTAATCAGCATAATCCGACTCTGCAATGGCATTTTGTTCTGGGGTAATTGTTCCAGCCCTTAGTGCATTAGCACGTTGTTCTGGGGTTCCGTGCAATACGTTGGCCCTCGAATTTTGCGCTCTCACCAAGTTCATTTTGAACTGTTTGGGAGTGATTTTAGATGGATCAAACTGACCTTCAAGAGAACGCAGAATTTCCATGTCTTTATCAGATGGATTGCCGACCGATGCGCCAGTTGGCGAATTTTGCCGCATTTCTTGCAGATTGCCGATGGTCATTCTCGAAACCATACCAGATAGTTGCCCATTGATTTTAGTAGCCACAGAACCGGGAAGTTTACCCGATAAATACCGGACACCGCTTCCCCACAGCCCTTCTCCAGAAGGTAAATCCTCAATAAGAGCATTGGCTTGTTTTATGTCTTGGATATCCATTGCCGCGCTTTCAGCAGCCTTGGTTTTTTGAGTCGCTAATTTACGGGCTGTCTCAGCGGCTTTATCTGCCTCAGTTTTTACTTTTGCGGCAGCTAGTTCTGCTTCGGCTGCATCCTTTTTCTTGGTTGCTTCGCCACGCAGATACTCTTGCTGTCCGAAGCTGCCTTCTACCTGAGTTGCGCCAACCATCTGTCCTTGCTTGTTCACTAGGGGGATTTCCCGTGGAACTTTGCCATAGCCTTGAACCGCTTGCATAAACGGATTCATGGCTTGTGGAGCGGCTTGCGGAGCTGGGCCAGCAGCATAACCGTATTGGTCAACTGGCCAAGGTGCAACATCGTTAGGAGGTGGCGAATTGGGATCAAAATTGCCTTGTGACGTAGTTTGAGTTCCTTGTCGCGGTGGTAACACTGACCCGTCAACTGGTGCTACATAGGCGTTAGCATCTGGCATGGTTGCGCCAGACGGCATTGCACCACCGTAAGGAGTTGGAGCAAAGTTTTGCCCAGCTTTAGGCACTTGCATCAGTTGGTTATCTGGCCCAGCCACCAATTCAAATCCACCAGCACTCGGTGGCTTGCGGCTAAGTTTTCCAACTCTGAAATTACCATTTGGCAATCTATCAACCTCTCCGATGTCGTATCCAGCCTTAGTGTAAGCATCGAGTTCAGGCCCCGTCATTGTGGAAAACAACGCAGGTGATTTGGCTTCCATAGTATCCAACTTGCGGCTTGTATAACTGTCTTCCTTGCCAAGCAATCCGATCTTTAACGCTTCGTCAATGCCTTGTGCTACAGCCAGTTTTTCGTGCTGAGAAGCCCCCGGATTATGTAGTTGAGCAAGCGATTCTTCCGCAAGCCGATACATTTCTGGATTCTTATCCTTCGGGAATGCGCCCATGATTGCCTTGGCAACATTGGCTTTGGTTTTGATGTATTTATCGTTCTCCCCATGTAACTTAATCATGCCGCCAATGTCGGCCCCAACTTGGTTGAAGGCATTGCCCATCGTAGCTCCCGCCTGTGCAATAGGCGAGTAGTCCACCTGCATGTTGCGGGTGTCAATGGAATCACCCAACATTCTTCCGTTTCCGTATGGCATCTTATTTGATTAGGTTGTAATACACCGCTTTATAGCCGCCGACTTCAGTAACCGCATCTGGATTAACCTTCTCAACGTCCTGAGCCATAACGCCCATAAGTGGCGTGTTGTGACCTTTGTAGTTGTATGTATAGACGGGTAATCCACCATCGGTGCTGCCAACTCTACGGATGTTCTCTTTGAGGCGGCGATCTGACAACATAAATGGCATTGCAGCACCTCCGATTTTACCAATAGCACCCATAACTCCAGCCGCTTGTGCTGACTGCGCTTGTTGGTTAGCCATGCTTGCTTGTAGCTGCTGACTACGTTGTTGCATGCCGATGTTAACGCCAGTGTCAGGGTTAATCATCTGCGGAGTAGCGGAGCCGATAGCGTTCAAGCCAAAGCCAAGTTGTTGTTGGCCAGCCTGATACGACATCGGTGCTTGGCTCATAAATTGTTGACCCGGTGCGCTGTAGAAGTTTTGCGCCATGTTAAAGGCGTTTTGACCAGCAGCGTTAGCCTCTTGGCGTTTTTGGCCAAGCATGGACTCACGGTTCATCACCTCTCCAGCAATGGATGAGTTATCGTTAAGCCGTCCACGGGCAGCAAAGGATTCCCTTGCGCCTTGTTCAGCCATGCGAGCCTCTTGCGGGTTGAGATTGCGAGCGGATTGTTGCGCCCTAGCTGCCTCTTGTTGTGCGGCATCAACCTGCATTTGCGACTCTGGCGACAATGCTTGCGCAAATCCACGGAATCCACCCGCATTACCCATCATGCTAGCAAAGTCTTGTCCACGGGCGGCGTTTAGGTTCTGCCCAGCACCTTGCTGCGCCAAGGCACTAAGCCCCATCACACCTTGTTGCCCACCGTAACCTTGCAGGAAGTTCTGAGCATCGCCAAGATTCAAACCTAAGAACTGCGGGCGGTATTTCTGCTCGGCAGTCAGCACGTTGGGCAAGGCTCCAGTGTAGCCCTCAACGTATTGGTTGATGTCTTTCTTGATGTTAACTTTAGGTGCGCTTACTTTTGGTGCGCCTCCACCTAATAGTCCTGATAATTTGCTGCCCATTTTAGTTTTTGGTAAAGTTTTGCAAATTGAACGGTGCGTATGCGAGCATCGCCCTTAAATTCCCGTTCGTAAGTAACCCATTCCACCAACCCTTGGATTGGCGTGGTAGCGTCCAGCATGTTTCCGACACACATCGTAACACGGATGCAGTTTGCACCTTCGCCGTTGATAGGAGTTCTGGAATCATCCTTGTCGCAAAAATATCCCATGAGAAAAGCATTGGGCAAACACACAACGCAACCGTTCGCAAGATGCCAACCAATGGCATCCTCGAAACTGGCGTTCTGTTGCTCGTAGAGTTCAATTGCTTTTTGTAGGGGTGAGTGCATTAGTAGCCCATTGCCATCCAATATACGCTCATTCCAGATCCCTGAGAATTGCGTATATTGAAAGCTGTTTTGGATGCTGTTCCAACCTTGGGTGCGTATCGGTCACTGCTACTATTTTCTATGACCTGTAGTATTACGGAAACAATTCCAGATGGAAATGCTGTTGCGAACGTAATGGTGAGATTGGCACTAGCCGCTACTGCGGTAGTCCCGCATTTTAGGATCATGCCATTTGGAAATGTCATAGTCTCGCCACCCGCATAGGCACTAGGAGAGAAGCCGGGGTGCGAGTCAACGTATGCCTTGATGCTTTGCTGGGTGCAGAGCGATGTGGCAGAGTCGGAAGCCATTGTGTCCTCATCGAGAATTGCCACGGAAGTTGGAACAGCGGTTCCGCCAGACACGTTTCCGATCACTTTCATGTCTGCCAGATATTGAATCTTGGCCAAGGTAACACCATCGGATGCGCTTGTGGATGAGGCTATCTTTGCCGTAGTTACGGCACTAGCGGCGATCTTGCCAGTAGCAATACCACTGTCCTTAACCTGTAAGCGGCCAGAACCGTTAACTTCCAACGTGGAATCGTCAGTTGTCCCTGCTGCACCACTCACGAACGTAGCAGAGTCCACAAGATTGTTCAACTTGGTGCTTGTTACGTCATCTGCATTGGCAAATGTCTGTCCTTTAACGAGAATAGCCATGTTTAGTATTGAGTCAGGGTTGAACGGTTCGTAATGCTTGCCTCAACAGATATTGAAGTAACTTTAGGGCGTCCCAACGAAGCCGATCCTACAATTTTTCTCTTGATTGTCAATATCCCGTATATACCACGTGGGTTGCCAAGACGGAAACGGAAGTTGCCAGTCTCATCTGCTTCTAATTGCCCCGGCAAGCCGATAGAAGTATCGAGCAACGCTTCGATGTCAGTCACCTTGTAGTCAACTGTGTCTGGATCTTCCGAAGTGAACCAAAAGTCAACGTCAGACGCATCGTTTTCGCTGGATTTCATCTGAACCTGCGCAGATTTGAATTTCTTGCGGTCAAACGAGTTAAAGAAGAAGCCCTTGCTCAATAATTCGTTATCAACACCGTATCCACGGCTAGAAAGTTGATAGTCGATGGCGGTTGTGGTGCTACTACCCGTGTAATTGAGCGAATATGTGTCAGCAGCGGAGTTTAAAGAATCCGCAAGGTGCAATCCGCCAACCGTATTGATTAAATACAAGTCATTCCGCTCCTCTGCTTGGCCAATATGGAAGTTGGCAACCAAGAAACTGCCGTCTCCATAGGTGTCAATGCTTTCCCAGCCGTTGTTTAGCATGTTGTAGATCAACACGGTGTTGTTTCCTAGTGCATCGTTAGCCCCAAGGCTAGAGTCCAAAGGAACAGCAAGATAATAACGATTGTTAAAATAGATTCCAACCGCATTTGAAGCTAGTGAACGGTTAATCCTGTCGATATACGGCTGGATTTTGACTGAAAGTGGCTTCTCAATTCCGCGTAGATTGTATTGGTCGATGAAGGATAGGCCATAAACTCCGTTATCACCCAAGAAAAACACGCTGTTGCCTTGGGAAACGATTGATTTGCGAGCAACACAGCCAACTTCACGGGTCAATTCCTTAACCACGGTATCAGCCAGTGAACCCTGCGTCCCGCTAATCAAGTGCAAGCTATTGCGGTTCAAGACAAGCATCGCATCCTCATAGAACGGGTGCATCCCTACGATGTAATCAGCGATACCGCCAGTAATACGGAACTGTGAGTCAATGGAGTCAAACGTATTTGAGTCGAGAATATCAGATGCAACAATCTCATCCCTCACGTTTCTAGCCGTGTATGTTGGTGCTGCTTCAGTTCCCGTTGGACTATACGAATATGGAGTCCATAACCTACGTTGGAAATACACACCCCATGCTGGAGCCGGCATACGGATGAACCCACCACCAACGCTAAACCTTCCTCCAAAGCGAATATACTTCGTGGCAGAACCCGTTCCATACGTCACATCACCAATAGGAGCGGTAACGTAAATCTCGGTAGCTGATGCCGAGGTAACATTTAGGTCTTTCCCTACAATAGGCAGCAACTCTGGAACCGTGGTGTCGTTAATAGAGATTGTATCACCCACGGAAATTGTAGTATTTCCGGCAACCGTCAAGCGCAGGGAACCCGAAGTAACCCCATAGACGTTGCCGTTAATAGTGAACATCTGTGGCTGTGCATACACTCCGCCAGTTACCTTGGAAAACCCGTTGCTTATAGCCGTTCCCGTATTTGCGGTGTATGTCTCATTACCTCCTCCAGTCGCAATCACGTAGGTAAAGCGATCCTCGTCAAGAACAGTAACCACCGTCTTGCTAGCCCCGTTCGGAGTCGTAGTAACGAACCCCACGGAAGCAATAGTAAGCACATCCCCAGCCGTAAATCCGTGGTTTGGCAATGTCACCGTAACTACGCCAGTAGCGGATACATACGACGATGCCGTTATGTTCCGACCTTTCGGAATATACTCCAATGTTCGTTGCCCATCACGGAAAAGATAGATGCGGTCAAAAGCCTGAATCATGTTGCACTCAGCCGTCACCGAAACACCCGCTGGATACGTCAATGACGTAATCGCATAGTTGGACAAAGCAACCTTCTTGGCATCGTTTGGAGTTGCCAAAATGATGCTCTCATCCAATGAACTAGATGGATCGCTAAATAAGCAGGAACCGTAGACGCCGCTAACCGCGCTATCGTTAATCGTGGTAATCACATAGCCATACGTCCCGTGGACGGAAACCGCGCCATCCGCGCCAGTATTGGAAAACGTCAATGTGGATGCTCCTGTCCTAGTAACGTAATACGCACCAGCAGAGATGCCTGTGAGCGGGGCTGTCGATACCTCAACGTCACCTATGGTAAGATACCCCGCAACGCCAGCAGCGATGCCGTGGGGCGTAGCAAGCGTCAACGTAACCACGTTGCTTGTCCGAGATGCGGAGCTAATCACAATCGAGCTATTCAGCACGATGAAGTTAACCTTCAGTGGTAAAGAAGAACTTGATAACTGCCCCGTCTTTAGCTCAATGCCTTTCCTTGGCTGCCAGAACCCGTCAATCCGCCCGTTCTTCGACAACGTAATCTCACCGCTTTTTAACTGGTTCGGTTGATCCCGTAGGTTCATACCCACGAATCCAACGTCCCCATCTAAAATAGGCTGGTCATCCAACGAACCATAAGAACGGTGCGTAGTCATATTGATTACGCATCATAGGCGATGCAAGTTCCGCTCGCAACCGTAATGGCCGTAAATTGGCCACCAATGCCCGTGCCAGCAAGGAATGTGATACCCTGCGCATCAGCGATATTAGTCAAGTTACCAGTCAAGGTGGTAAATACCGTGTCAGTAACAATCTGAATCCACCGCCAGTTGCCTGTCTTAGCACCTTCGCCCACGTTAAGAACGTAGCCGCCTTGTTGACCCTGAAGTTGGTATGAATTTTCGCGAGACATGGAAATATCAGTTTGATTAGCCAAGCAAGCTCAAACCATTAGGCTGCCTAGCAACCAACGTATTACCATCCACGCCCATCCTTGTCAATACCTTACCATCTTACTCAACTTAGTAAGTAGTTGGCTTAGCACTAGGTGACACAGAACGCTTCAGTAACCCAAACGCATCCGCATCCATAGCAATCGCGCAACTAGCCCCAATGTGCGCAACGTGGGGATACCCGCTCTCAGGATCAATCCACTCACCACGATGAATAGCCGACAAGTGCCGCTTAATCGCACTCACATACGTTGCCATCTCAACGCCAGTCTCGCGCCAATTCCACAACCCATACTTCTCACCACCATGATGCAACACCCCACACACCCCTTCCTCAAACGCAGGTGGCATCAAACACAACTGAGGTTTCACCGATCCAGCAACCTTCTTAACGTCAACTGGCTTAGAT